GCGACTAAACATTTTGAAATGATGGAAAACAATGTTGAACCGTGAAGCAGTCGACCAGACGATCGGGGCGATGGAGTCGGACGGCAAACTTCGTCCCGAGCACGCAGCTCTTGTGACGATGGTGCAAGGTTTAGCGTCAAGTGTTGATGATGAGCCTCATAATGCTTCTTTGTGGCGTGAGTTTCGTGCGGCGTTGGAGACGTTGAGGCAGATCGGTTTGGAAGGTCAGGAGGACGAGGATGAAATCAGTGTCATCATTGCGGCGCTCAGAGGCGCAGCCCCGGTACGCAACGCAGAGGACCCTAAGCCGGTTAAGTCTCGGCCCCGAGGTGGAAAGGCTGGCGGCGCAGCTGGGTAGACCGTTGATGCCGTGGCAGTCTCATGCGGCTCATCTGGGTTTGGAGATGGTGGAGAACGATGCCGGTTTGCTGGTGCCGGCGTTTCGTGAGGTGATTTGTACGGTGATGCGCCAGTCGGGGAAGTCGACCTTGCTGTTCAGTTTGTTTGCTCATCGGGCGACGATGTGGCCACAGTTGCCTCAGCGTTGTGTGTACACAGCTCAGGACGGTTCGGCTGCCCGTAAGAAACTGATTGAGGATATGGGGCCGATGTACATGGAGTCGGCGCTGTTTAAACGGCTGGTAACTCGAGTGTTCAAGGGTGTCGGTAATGAGGGCATTGATTTTAAGACTGGGTCAACGGTTCGGACGATTGGTTCGTCGGAGGCTGCCGGTCACGGTATGACGTCAACAGGGTTGGCTGGTATTGACGAGTCTTTCGCTGATCTTGACTTTCGGCGTGAGCAAGCACTTCAGCCGTCGATGGCAACGGTGCCGGATGCTCAAACATGGAATGTGTCGACTGCCGGTACTGAGCGGTCGGTGTATTTGCAGAAGAAGATTGCTGACGGTCGGTCGGCTGTCGCTGAGGGTCGTACTCGAGGTTTGGCGTATATCGAGTATTCGATCCCGGATGATGCTGATTGTGATGATCCGGAAACGTGGTGGCGGTTTATGCCGGCGTTGGGTTGGACGATCGGTGAGGATGCTGTGCGTCATGCTCGGGAGACGATGCCGGATGGTGAGTGGCGTCGCTCGTATGGGAATCAGTGGACGGTGTCTGATGAGCGTGTGATTCCGTTGGCGGTGTGGGATAAGGCGTGTTCCGATTCTGTGTCTCCGGCCGGGAAGCTGCGGTTTGGTTTTGATGTGAATGCTGAGCGGTCGGCGGCGGCTGTTGTTGTTGCTGACGAGCAGGGTCGTTGTGAACTGGTGGAGTATCGGGAGGGACTCGGCTGGTGTGTTGATCGGCTTGTTGAGTTGACACGAAAGTGGGAGGCGCCGGTGATCCTTGATTCGTTTGGGCCTGCCGGTTCGTTCGCTGATGAGCTGGTGTCTCGTGGGGTTAACGTGACCCGGTATGCGACTCGGGAGATGGCGTATGCGTGCGGTCAGTTGTACGATCGTTTGGCTGATGGCAGGGTGAAGGTGTTCCCTCATCCGGTTTTGGATGCGGCGGTGGCTGGTGCTCGGAAGCGGTCGACGTCGGATGCTTGGGTGTGGGCGAGAAAAGATGGGGATACGGATGTGTCAGCGCTGGTGGCTTTGACGTTGGCGGCTGATGTGAAAGCAGCTGCGGTTGCGGAAGTGTGGGTGGATTTTGATTAAGCGTCGGTTCGGTTCGGTGTTGCAGGTTGCAGGGTTGGGTGTGGCGTCGTGGTCGGCGTTCATGCTTCACCCGTCTGCTGGTGGGCTAGTCTTATCCACAGGACTGCTGATCTTCGGTTTGGCTATCGAGAAGTCAGGTGACTAGGTGCTCGGAAATTTGCGACGGCGTGCTGAGGAGGAACGAAACCAGTTTTCGTGGCCTGACTACATGCGACTGTGGGAACAGTTTTCGTTTAACGGTGTCCAGTATGTGGCTCCTGGCGGGAACATTCATGAGTTGACTGCGTTGCAGGGTGGCTCAAATCCGATTGTTGCTGCTTGCATTTCTGTTCGGGCGATGGTGTTTTCTGAGGTTCGGTTTCTGTATCAGGCTTTTGAGAATTCTCGGCCAGGGAACTTTTTTGGTACTCAAGAGCTGTCAATCCTTGAGCGTCCGTGGGCGTCAGCAACGACCGGCGATCTGCTTGCCCGTATGGAGGTTGATGCTTCTCTGTACGGCAACTCGTATTGGGTTCGGATTCAAAACGAGCTGATTCGCCTAAACCCGGCAAAAGTTGTGATCGCTTCCGCTGAGGTTGTTGACCCTCAGTCAGGTTTGCCGTTCGGTCGACGTCTGGTCGGCTATTCGGTTGTGAACGATCAGGGCAACGAGATCGCCTTTTTCCTTCCGTCCGATGTGGCTCATTATCGTCCGTTGGCTGATCCTGATCATCCGTTCCGTGGCCGTTCGTGGCTGTCAACCGTTTTGCCGGATGTGACTGCTGACGGTGAAATGACAACCTATAAACATGCTTTCCTCAGGAACTCGGCTACCCCGAACATGGTTGTCAAGTTCGATCCGGGTGTGTCCGAGGAGGCGTACAAGAAGTTTAAGGAACGGCTTGAGGCCCGCCATCAGGGTGCAAGCCAAGCGTTCAAAACTCTTTACCTTGGCGCTGGCGCCGATATCAAAGTTGTTGGTGCGAACCTGGAACAGTTGAACTTTAAGGCTGTGCAGGGTGCCGGTGAAACCCGTATCGCTTCAGCTGCCGGTGTGCCCGCTGCGATCCTCGGCATTTCGGAAGGGTTGGCTGGTTCAGCGTTGAACGCCGGGAACTATACGGCGACTCGACGCCGGTTCGCTGACGGGACGATGCGCCCATTGTGGCGGTCGGCTGCCGGTGCGTTAGAAAACCTTGTACGGCCACCCGCTGGCGGTGTGCGTCTTTGGTATGACGATCGTGATGTGTCGTTCCTCCAAGAGGATGTGCTGGACAATGCTGAGATCCGTGCAAAAGATGCGACGACGATGCGAACGTTGGTTGACGGCGGTTTTGATCCTGATTCGGTTATCGCTGCGGTCACAACGGGTGATATGACCCTGCTGACTCACAGTGGGACGTTGTCGGTGCAGTTGCAGCCACCTGGTACAGGGGATGAGCAATGAGACCTGAGATTCGTGTTTTGCCGGACAACTACCGGCCGGCGATCTCCGACGATGTCCCTGAGGGTCGTGCGTGCGGAAACTGTTTGCATTACAACGAGGACATGGTCAACGAAGACGGTGTTCGTGTCTGGTGTGGTCTTTGGGAAGATTGGGTGCGTGGCGATCATTATTGCAACAGGTGGGAACCTGGCAATGATTCTGAGGACAGTGGTTACAAGCCCGACGATGATGAGGAACGTCAAGTTGACCTGACAGAAAAGGAACAGAAGATGGAAGACACAGAATTTCGTTTCGAGGCTCCTCGAGACAACCTGGTCCGCAAAGTGGAGTTCCGTGCCGAACCTTCATCCGACGGCTTGACCCTTGAAGGGTATGCAGCCGTGTTCAACGAGTGGACACAGATCGACTCCTATGAGGGCACCTTTCAGGAGCGGATCGCTCCAGGTGCTTTCAAAAAAACGATCTCTGAGCGGATGCCTGTGTTGCAGTTTGATCATGGAACCCACCCTCTGATCGGTTCGATCCCGTTGGGTGTGATCACAGGTTTGCGTGAAGACTCACACGGACTGCGAGTCAAGGCCCGACTGTCAGACAACTGGCTGGTTGAGCCGGTGCGTGACGCCATCCGTGACGGTGCCATCCAAGGCATGTCGTTCCGGTTCCGTGTCATCAACGACAAATGGACTCGAGGCAAGAATGGTCCCGAGCGAACCATCAACGAGATAGCCTTATATGAAGCCGGACCTGTGGTATTTCCGGCTTACGAGCAAACCTCAGTCGGTGTGCGAAGCCGGGAAATTCTCACTTCGCTTTCTGATCCTGAGGTGCGAGGCGAAATCGCCAAGCTGCTCGCCTTTGGCACCGATCCGTCGGTCGTTGAAACCACAGAAGAAGTCGAGCCGCAAGAGCACTCGATCAGATCACAAGCCCAACGTCAGGCAATCGCCCGACTTACTTTGAACAAGGATTGACATGAACCTCAATGAACTTCGTTCCAAGGTGGAGGCGCTGAAGACCGAGATCGAGTCTCTCGCCGCTATCGAGAACATCACCCCTGAAGATGACGCCCGCCTGTCGGCCGTCCTTGACGAATTCGAAGCCCGCAAGGGTGAACTGTCAGAAGGCGAAGCCCGCCAGAAGCGCATCGACGCAGCGAAAAGCTCCGTCGTTGAGCGTGCTGCCGGCTTTGATGCACCTCAGATCATGCGTAGAACCGAGACGGCGATTGACGTCCGTTCGGCTTCTCGTGGTGAAATTCGTGACGCCGCCCTCAAGGTGCTCGACACGAACAGCCGAGGCCTCGCCGCCCGTCAGCTTGACAATGTTGACAAGCTGATCAACACCCGCTCGGAATTGACCGACGGCAACGCCATCGCAAAGCGTCTACTCCTCACCGAGAACGATGCTTACCGTTCGGCGTTCATCAAGGGTGCAACCCAGCAGAACCCGGCTTTCACCAGCGATGAAGTCAATGCGCTGAACGAATTCCGTGCTGCTGCAATCAGCCCTGATTCCGCTGGCGGTTTCGGTTTGCCGGTTCTCATTGACCCGACAATCATTCTCACGAGCGGTGCTTCTGACGCCCCGATCCTCAACATCGCACGCGTGGTTACGATCACGACCGATGAGTGGAAGGGCGTTTCGTCGGCTGGTGTGACCTGGTCGTATGACGCTGAGGCCGCTGCGGTTTCGGATGATGCGCCGACCCTTGCTCAGCCGAACGTGCTCACGTACAAGGCTGCCGGATTCATCCCTTACTCGCTTGAAGTGGGAATGGATTACCCCGGTTTTGCTGAGGAAATGCGCCGTCTGCTTGACGCCGGCTACGTTGACTTGGTTGCGAAGCAGACGATGACAGGCACCACGCCGGTCGGTATCTTCACAGCCCTTGATGCCAACACGAACGTCGAAGTCGTCACCACGACTGACGGTTCGTTCGGCGCCGAGGATTTGCTGAAGGTGTGGGGTGCGCTTCCTGAGCGTTACCGCAGCCGTGCAACGTGGGTCATGTCAACCGATGTTGAGAACGAGATTCGTACGTTCTCGTCAACATCGTCTGGCGCCTACTACACGGTGAACCTCCGTGAAGGTGGCGTTGGCACCCTGTTCGGGCGTCCAGTTGTTTTGAGCGATTACGCCCCGAACTTCACTGGTACGACCGGAGCCGCAAACATCTTGGCTGTTGGAGACTTCTCCAACTATGTCGTCGCCCAGCGTGCCGGCATGAGCCTCGAGTTCATCCCGCAGCTGTTTGACACGACCACTGGTCGTCCGACACGTCAGCGTGGATAGTACGCCTATGCTCGTCACGGTTTCGACTCCGTGAACGACCTGGCGTTCCGCTTGCTTCAGAACCAGTAATTCCCCTGGTTGAGCGTCGGCCCTCGGCACTTCGGTGCCGGGGGCTTTCGCTATTTACAAGCACAGTTTGGCTAGAGTGAGGTCGCCGGGGGAGGCCCGGCTGATCGTGGAGGTTTATGGTGGCTGAGTTGGTGTTTGCGTGTTCAACGTGTTCGTCGGCTGATCCTGTGACAGGGATGAAAGTGCGTTTGTCTGCTGGTGAGGCTTGGTGGGGTTCTGATCCGTTTGTGAAACGGATGCCTCATCTGTTCACTGATTCTCCGCCTGTTGTTCGTGGTGTCCGTTCCGGCAAGGCTGTCGAGGTGAAGAGTGTGTTGCCGGATGTTGAGCAGGCGACTGCGGTGCCGGGTGTGAAGCGGACGGTGAAGCGTGTCACCGAAAAGTGATGTTCTTGTTGGATATTTGCATCCGCATGAGGTGAGCACTTCGTTCCACAAAAGCCTGATGGGGCTTGTTGGTTGGGATATGTCGCATGATCGCCGGTTGAACGGTTGGGCGTCGATCAAGTGTGCGTCGGGTGGTATCCCTGAGGGGCGTAACCAGTTGGCGCAAGCGTTGTTGGATTCTGATTGTGAGTGGCTGTTTATGGTTGATGCCGATATGGGTTTTGAGCCTGTCGGCATGTATCAGCTGCTGTCGTTGGCTGATCCTGTGAACCGTCCGATTGTGGGCGGTTTGTGTTTTGCTCAGCGTGAGGCGTTTGATGACGGGTCGAACGGGTTTCGGTGTGTTCCTCGACCAACCATTTTTGATTGGGTTCAGCATGAGGATGGGCATTGGCGGTTTACGGGCCGGTCCCATTTCCCGGTGAATTCTTTGGTGGAGTGCGCTGCGACTGGTGGCGCTTTCATTGTGATTCACCGTTCAGTGTTTGAGAAGATTAAAGAGTCTGAGGGTGACTGCTGGTTTGATCGTGTGCGTGGTACTGACGGTTCTTTGATCGGTGAAGACATCTCCTTTTTTGTGCGTTGTCAAGCGTTGGATATCCCGTTGTTTGTGCATACGGGTATTCGGACTACTCATCTCAAAAATTTGTGGTTGGGTGAGTCAGATTTTTGGCAGTCGTTTTATGCGCCTCCGGCCACCGAGCTGGTGGATGTGATTGTGCCGGTGTTGCACCGTCCGCAGAATGTGAAACCTTTGTTGGAGTCTTTGCGGGCGTCAACAGGGTTGGCTCAAGCATGGTTTGTTGTTGAGGAAGGTGATGAGGTTGAAGCTGCTGAGGTTCGTGCTCATGGTGGGAATGTTCTGTTTTATTCTGGAAGTTTTGCGAAGAAAGCAAACTTTGCGTTCGATCAACTCTCCGGTTCCTCTGAAGCTCAGTGGGTTTTCCTTGCCGGTGATGACGTCCGGTTCCGTCCAGGCTGGCTAGATCATTCTTTTGAGGTTGCCCGCCGATATGGGGCGAAGGTTGTTGGGACGAACGATCTGGCTAATCCTCGGGTTATGCGTGGGGAACATGCAACACACATGCTGATCGAGCGTGAGTATGTGATGGAGAAGGGTGCATCGTGGGACGGTCCTGGTGTGCTTTGTCATGAGGGCTATCACCATTGGTTTGTCGATGATGAGCTGGTGACTGTGGCGAAAAAGCATGGGGTGTTCCAGGTCGCTTTAGGGTCTGAGGTTGAGCATGTGCATCCGATGGTCGGCAAGGCCCCTAATGACGCTGTGTACGATCTGGGTGCTGACAAAGCGCAGGACGATGAGCGGCTTTTCAAGTCACGGTTTAAGCGGTTTGCCCGGTCGTGAGGGTTACTGTTGTTTCAGCGGTGTTCGGCGGGTATGACGAGCCGGTTCGGGTTCAGCAGACTGTCGATTGCCATCATGTGATTGTGACGGACGGACAAGTGAATGTGCCTCGCCAGTTTGAGCATGTGAACGTGAAGTCTGTGTTGCATCCTCGGTTGTCTGCGAAGTTCCCGAAGTGCAGGCCGTGGGAGTTCACGGATGCTGATTTGTTTGTCTGGTTGGACGGTTCGATTATGCCTCAGCCCGGTTTGGTGGAGCGAATGATTGCCGATTTGGGTGATGGGGATGTGGCGTTTCATCCGCATCCGGATCGGCGCACGATCACATCTGAGGCGCAGAAGTCGGTTGAGCTGCACAAATATCCGGAGTGGATGGATGTTCGAGGTCAGGTGAAGTCGTATGTGGATGCCGGCCATCCTGACGGTTTCGGGTTGTGGGCTGCCGGACTGTTCATTTGGCGTGACTCGATGCGGGTGCGTCAGTTGGGGCAGTTGTGGTTGGATGAGATTTTGCGCTGGAGCCATCAGGATCAGTTGCCGTTGCCGGTGGTGTTGCGTCGCTGTGAGGTTGATGTGCGTCCTCTGTCTGGCGGGTTGCGTGGCAATCCGTTGTTTAAGATTCGACAGCACGCCGATAGGTCGTGAGCACTGTCGGAGTTTTCGGGGTGCAGTTCAACGGATGGTATGAGGAGTGGATTGACGGCTGGTTTGATGCTTGTCTTTCGGCTGGTTTCGATCAGGTTGTTTTGGCGTCTGATCGGGTGAGGTCGGTTCCGGCTGGTGTGCAGCTGTTGGTTTCCCCTCCGTGCGATCAGATGTATCCGATCCCCTATTTTGCAAATTTGGCTGTTGAGGCTTTGGGCACCGAGTGGTGTTGGAACATGGACATTGATGATGTTGTGTTTCCGTCGGCGTTGCGGGAAATAAAAGTTGTGGATGCTGATGTGTATGCGGCAGGGTTAATCAGGTCTGATGGTGTCAAAGGTGTGTCAAGAGGGTTGCATTGGTATCAGGTTGCCGGCTCGACGTTCAACCCGGTCAATGCTGGTTCAGCGTTCAAAAAATGGTTGTGGTTTCAGGTTGGCGGCTATCCGGATATCGGGTTTCATGATTGGGGTTTGTGGCGGTTGATGGGTCGAGCGCAGGCTAGGTTTGCGTGTTCCGGTAGCCCAGATTATTTGTATCGGGTGGGCCATAATTCGGTGTCAAAGAATTTCAATGTTGGTTTGTTTACCGAGGAGTTGTTTGCGCTGTGAGTTTGTTGCAGGAGTTGTTTCGTAGGTCTCAGACGGGTTCGGATATCAGCGCCCATTTGCCACGCCTGTTTGAGTTGGCGTCGACCCCTCATGTGAAGGTGATCGAGTTGGGTGTTCGTCGTGGTGATTCGACGGTTGCGTTTTTGGCGGCTGCTGAGGAGCAGGCCGGCGAGGTGTGGTCGGTTGATATCAGTGAGCCTCGAGTGCCGGCAGAGTGGCGTGATTTGCCGTTCTGGTATGTGACTGTTGGGGACGATTTGGAGGTTTCCGATCGGCTGCCTGATCAGGTGGACATTGTGTTCATTGATACGTCCCACACCTATGAGCAGACGAAAAAGGAATTGGAGTTGTATGCGGGGAAGGTGAAGAAGGGTGGTCTGATTGTTCTTCACGACACCGAACTGGAGCGCCCTGAAGCCTCTCCTGCGTCCGATCCTGCGTTCCCGGTGGCTCAGGCAGTCCGAGAATTTTCGGAGGGCTTAGGGTTGAACGTGGAGTGGGTGGCAGGATGTTATGGGCTTGGCATCATCAGCATCCTGTAGGATTCTGTCTGGTCGAAAGGTTGGGCTGTGGCGAATCTGTGCGATTCTGACGATGTGAAACAAGCGTTGGGGATTCCTATCCCTGA